GATAGCATAAAAAAACCCCCTTTGCAGGGGGTTTGTGACACTTGATTAATTGTCTAATGGTACGAACTTACCATCAGGGTCGTGGTCAACTAATTGAGAAGGTCGAACACCGAATTCAAATGGCATCCAATTCTTATCTGTTTTAATAAGAACTGCCATTTCCTGTATAGCTTCTGCTAACAAGAGATATTCTTTTTTCTGTGCTTCAATAACTTTTACAACATCTTTTGCTGATGTTCCATTTGGAGCAAAGATATTTACTCTGGTTTTTTTACCAGTTTCTTTGAAGTCTTTGAGTATAGCACAAAAGTTTCTAGGAGAGTTGGTTGCATTTGCTGATGCTACAACTGTTCTACCTAAAAGACCATCATCATTAACCTTTCCCTTTGATGCAAATCCTAAAGGTTCAAGATAAGAAGCTGCACTTGCTTCAGTAAATGTTGCAACTGAAGTGTCTGGAAATGCTTTATCGTAAATAGAAGTTACTATTCCATTCACTTGGTCATTTGAAAATGAGTGAGGTATGTTGTTGACCCATTCTTTGATTTGAGATTTAGATAATGTTTTATCTTCTTGACGCTGAACCCAATTAATACCAGTAAGAACAAAATCTGCTCTATCTGATTTCTTCGATGAAATGTGATTGTTTGCTCCTAATCCAATTTCATCTACAAGGTCTTGCAAGTCGTAACCATCAACAAGTTCATAAACATCAAAAACCCACTTCTCTTGATTGCGTTTCTTCAATGCTCTCACACGAGTAAACCCATCAATTAAGCGGTAAATCTCTCCTATTTTAATAACTATAGGTGGTAATTGGTCATATCTGATTCCTCTTTCAAACTCAGCAAAAAGTGCATCAGTATGAACTGTATCAGTTCCTTTTGCTCTTGCTTTGTTTTTTTCTGTGCCACCACCCGTATCAATCTTTGAAACATCTTCAACGACTGTATGAGTGTAAACTCCTGTACGGAATTTTCTTCTTGCTTCTCTATTTGGAAGACTTGAAATGTCTGGAACGTCACAACGACCCAGATAGGTATGCGATAACATAATAATTAATTTGTAAATTAAGGTCAGACCGAACCGTTGTTCAACTGACTTGCACTTAGTATAGTGCATAATTATTATTTTGTCAACTATGAAAGAAAATCAAGAACACTTCCAGTTTGACTTTGTATTCTTTCTTCTGTCATCGTATAGTATTCTTTATTTAATTCTACCCCTATAAAGTCTCTTGCACATTGCTTAGCTGCGACTCCGATTGCACCACTACCCATACAGGGATCTAATACAGTATCTCCTATGTTAGAACTCGCTTCAATTAATCTTGACATTAACTTAACTGGTTTTGGTGTAGGGTGATCTTTATAATGCTCAATCGGGTGTCTCCATACTGCTGACTTACAATGTTCATTGAAGGTAGCTCCTGATTTTTTCCCAAACACACAATTCTCGATACTTGATAACCATATATGTTGACCGTTCATTGGTGATGGGTTTGTCTTCTCCCATATACAATGTCGTACTGACATTTTATGTTCAATTAATCTATCTCGAATATGTGATACTTGAACTGAACCACAAAAAATATAAATGCTACCCGATGTAACTCTTACAACTTCATCGATAAAATCGTCAAGAGGGAATGTAATGACATCAGCATGACTCTTATCTAAATTTCTAAGTCCACCACTCTTTCGATTTACTTCATCATACGGTATATCTGTAAGTGTTAAATTAACACTACCACTCTCAAGAGTGCGTAAGATATTCATACAATTATCATTATATAAATTAAGTTTACTCATACTATAATAGTTGTTCTAATGGAGATGTAACTGCTTTAATTCTGTCATTTATAATCTTACAATATTCCTCTGAAAGTTCAACTCCTATTGAATCATATCCAAGTTCCTTTGCTGCGATAAGAGTTGTGCCTGACCCTGCAAATGGATCGAATACAGTTCCCCCTTTGGGTGTGATAAGTTTGATTAGATACTTCATTAACTCTAAGTTCTTGACAGTTGGGTGATCGTTTTCAATTGTTCGATTATGTGTTCTCTCTTTAACTGAACTCTTTGTCGAATAGAAGAACCGACTCGCAGTTCCTTCATCACAATAGGTAGTATCTCCAATATATCCTCCACCACCAAAGACACCACCACCATATTGTCTGCCCTGATAATCCTCGACACCATAGTTTCTCGACCACCCATTCCCACGCTCACCAAACTTTGCAAACTCATTCTCAACCTCTTCACTTCCATCATGCAATACATTCCCTGCCCATCGACCTGACTCTAATCTCGACTCTTCAATATTGATACCACCCACTCCATGTTCCTGACAATTCTTTACGATTGTCTTCTCTGAGATAGGTTTCTGTGCTAGTAGTATCGGTTCATAGCAGGGTTTCAGTCCAGTTCCCCACCCTTCCCACTTTGGGTCTTTCTTACCGATGTTCTGACTCTTTGGCATACCTTGACCATATAACCACATCAAGACATCTTTAATCCTTAGTCCTGAATCCTCAACAGCACAAGTGAGTCGATGAAAGGTCTTCGATGCACCAAAGATAAGTAAGTGTCCACCTGGTTTGAGTGTCTTTGCAATCGACTCCCAAGTTCCACTCTTAAATGCCACGCAGTTCTGGTAAGTATCCCAACTGTTACCAAGATACTCAATACCGTAGGGTGGGTCTGTGACTATCGAATCATACTGTTCTTTACAATTATCTGAATATCTTACGCAATCGTCTTGTATGTATTTACAATCGACCATTCATACCTCATACTTTCTCCTCATTATAACACAAAAACCCTCCTCTTGCAAGTCGGGTCTTAAAAAATATCTACAGCTTCTCGAACAACCATACCAAAGGTATGTATATTTTTTCATAATTCAACCCGCACTTTTAAGATTAAAAGATAATATAACTCTTTTTTTATTTGTTTTAGTTGGTAACACATAATGAGTGATAGTTGATGGAAAAAATATAATTTGTCCTTCATCTACATCTGGAACAAATTCGATTTTATCACCATTAGGATCAGAAAATGGTGCAATAAAATTTGTTGGTTGATGCACTTGTCTATCAAACTTTATGTATGTCACAGAACTATACCCAATGGCACCATGATCGTGAGGAGAATGAAATTGACTTCGATAATATTGTTGAAACCATGCGTCAGTAAGCATCAAATTTTTATAATTAGATTCGTTTGAAAATTTAACAATTTCATCTTTTAATATATCCACTACATCGTTTTTATAACGTCCATCATTTCCATGATCCGTATATAGATTATCTGCTGTAATATCTGTCTGTTTCTCAAATTTAATTGATGAACATATTTTAAGTAATTGTTGTTTTTTAATATCCCAATTTTCTATTTTATATTGATAAAATGGTATGGTAAACATTATTCTACTCCTGACTTCCAATTATCAAAATTCCATTTCTTCCATTGTCCATATTGTTTAGGATCATTTTCTTCATTACTTATCATTTCATAAAATTTATCATCAGGATTAAATGGTAGAGATTTAGCATAGTTCCAAAAAGGTGTGTCATACTTAGATCCATATTGGTAATGCCAAAGTATAATTGTCTCTAATTGTTTCATATTTGTTCTTATTTTATTATTACAATAATTAAATGTCTGTATATCAAATATAAAGTCCCAAGATTGTCTACAAATATATTGATAAAAAGCAACAGATGTAGCCTCCATTGGTTCTATGAATCCATACATATTTCCCTGCAAAATAGTTCTCTTACCATTATAAAAACTTTTTGCCATATAATTATCAAAATCAAGACTATCAGTGATAAAATCTAAATGAAATCTAGATGTGAAATCATCTATAGCATCCTCTTTTTTTGTTATCTGATTATTATACAAATATCCATATGATACACTATTTTGATTAGGGATAACAAAAGTCCATCCATTAGGTGTTGCCACACATTTAGTGTATATTAAATCAATATCTCTCTCATATTTTACAGATAGGAGAACACTATTTAATGGATTAATTAATGTATCATATTTACTATGATCTCGATTATGCCTACCCCGACAATCAAAAATAATATCTGCATCTATATCTTCTTCTGCTTCATTTATGACTTTTTCAATAACGTTGAATAATTTAGATTCAATCACACATTCCGATAATTTTTTAGGTACAAAGTGCATGGATGCATCGTGCATATCGCCCAATGGATGAAATATCTTATTATTTTTCTTTCCCCAGTTCTCGTATAATATGCCTGTTTTTATAGTAGCACCTATTGGATTATTATACCAATTTATATCTAGAACAGATGAAATTAATCTTGGAAGTGATAGATTAGTACCTTGACCCACCTTTTCTATCGGATGATAATGCGGACTATGGTAAATGTCTATCTCAAATTTATCTGTTTTCTCTGACAAATATTTTTGGAAGTGCAACGCTGTCACACAACCAGCATTACCAGCACCAACAATAGCAATCTTAATCATTTAGATAATATAACATAAAAACTACTTTTTGACAACTGAGATATATATGATATAATATTGTTATTGAGATTTATCATGACAGTTAACGAAAACGAACGCATTACTGATTTTATTATAAGGTATGAAAAAATATTTTCAAGGGATGAATGTAGAGACATAATTAAACATATTGATTTTTTTGATGAGAATTGCATCTTATTTGAGCAAGACCTTACAAATCGACCATTTCAAGATCAAGATGCAATCAACGTGCTATCTGATGATGGTATTACACTCCCTACTGCATCTTCAATATGTAATAAAATATTTCCTAAAATACAACCTTGTATTGACAAATACTTGAAGCAATTCCCTATTCTTGGATTAAGAAAATTTCTTATACATGATTGTAAGATTAAAAAAATTAAATGTGGTGGAGGTTTTCATACATGGCACTATGAAAATGGTAATGTTAGTGATGCTCGTAGAACTTTTGTGATACAAGTTTATCTCAACGATGATTTTGATGGAGGTGAAACTGAATTTCTATATCAAAATAAGAGAGAAGTAGCGTCAGCTGGAGATGTTTTGATATTCCCATGCCAATATACACATGTTCACAGAGGAAATCCACCAATAGATGGTGACAAATATCTAGTTACCTCATGGGCATGGATACAAAGTAATCAATTATGAAAGAACAATTAGAAGCAGAATTATATTGCGATCCATTTCCCATGATGATCGTTTATAATTTCTACAATGAAGCAGAACTTAACTTAATTTGGAAAGAGTTAGATTTTTATACTGCACCAAATAAACTTCTTGATGCAAAAAAATATGGTGGAGTTGTTGATAGGACAAACGCAAAGGCACTTTTACTTGATGACATATATCGTGACAGGACAAAAGAAAAAGAAAAAACTAATTTTAGAAATATATCTAACATTCTTACAATGAATCGAAAAATATTTAATTGTGGTGTTTTAGATACTTTTTCAGAGATTCATGATTGTGTAGGTCTTGCTAATCAAGCTAATTGGGACATAACAAAGGTGCGATATTATCATAATGACGAATATTATGACCCACATACAGACTCACCATTTCAGTTTTTGGCATTTTCATATTTTTATAAAGAACCAAAAAAATTTAAGGGTGGTGATTTACAGTTTCCAAAATATAAAATGAACTTACCATGCGAAAATAATTCTTTAATAATCTTTCCAGGTTGGGTAGAACATGGAGTTAGGAAGGTAAAAATTGAAGATTCAGATTATTATGATGGATATGGAAGATATGCTATTACTTCATTTTTTGGAATTAAAGAAAGTAAAAGATGATTGATAATCCACTTTTTATTTCAATATTTGATAATGCTCTTGACCAAAATAAATGCAATAAAATAATCTTTGACTTTGAGAATGATAAAGAAAATCAAATTGATGGGAGAGTTGGTAATCATAAAATCAAATTAAATGTCAAAAAATCTATTGATATAAATCATAATTTTAATGATAAAACTATAACTAGCAAATTGATATCATCTTGTTTGCATACTTTTATTAAGGAATACAAAAGAGAATATCCTGATATTAATAATATACCACCTTGGAAGTGCACATCGTCTTACAACATACAAAAATACAATCCCAGTGATGGGTTTTATAAAACTCACTGTGAAGTCACAGATAAAATATCATCTAAACGAGTTCTCGTCTGGATGATTTACTTAAATACTTTGCAAGATGGGGGAACTTTATTTCCATCTTATAAAATGGGTATCAATGCTGTACAAGGTCGTTTAGTCATGTGGCCATCATACTGGACACACATGCATAAAGGTCAAGTGAGTCATACAGAAACCAAATATATCGCTACAGGATGGTATGAATTTGCTCAATAAAAAGTATATTGATTACCAGCAGGTCCACCGTTTCCATTAGAACCCTCAATACTTCCTCCACCACTCGCATTTTCACCCGCTTGATTTCTTCCTCCTCCGTTACCACCATTACCACCTACTGCTTCTGCATCATTATTACCATTTATACCATCTCCCCCTGCGTTTGCAGTTCCAGCTTCATTTACATTTTCATTACCACCTTCTCCACCTGGCAAACCTGCACCACCACCTCCACGACCACCAGAAGCAGAGTTTCTATCTCCCCAGTCATTTTGCTCAGCTCCAGAACCACTTCCACCGCCACCGCCACCGCCAAATATTCTTGACTCGCCAGTGATCTCGTCTTGAAAACCTGAATGTATTTTCATACCACTTGTGCCATTACCACCATCTTCACCAGAAGTTTCTTCGTTTCCACTATCTCCACCATTACCACCTTTACCACCTACAAGACCACTACTACCAACATCAATCGCAAATGTAGTCGCTGTTGGCCAAGCGTTACTAATTGTATCGCTTATATCACCCATTTCAAGAGCAACGTCATTTATATTTGTTGCTCCTTGAGACCCAAATTCCTTATTAATGTGTATTATTACCTTCTTGCCACCCTGCCATGTATTTTTAGTAACTGAAGTTCGATAATCTCCTACTATTCTGTAATTTCCGTTTGCAAATCTATTCGTATAGGCATTGTGATTAAAATTAGTATTACCTGTTGAATGTAAATCAACAACAATATTTAATCTCTTTCCATAAAAATCACTAAATTTAATTTCACCGCTTGTTGGAATACCATCATCAAGTGGGAGATTATTTAATTCACCACCAAAAAGTGTTAGATCTTCATTTTCAAAGTCGGGATGGGTGCTACGATACCTCCCTAAACTTCTGCCAGGATTTTGACCAAATTCAGTTTCAATCTCCCCAAATGAGAGAGGTGGATTAGGACTACCCGAACTTTTAACTACCATTAGACTATGTGTTAATTGTGACTGTTGAACCTGCGTTAAACTGAATTGAGTTTCCAGTTCCAGAACTAATAGATTGAGTAATACCCTCAGAACTATTTGTAGCATTACCTGTAACATTCGTACCGATAATTCTTATATTACTATGAGTATTACCGTTAATCTGAATACCATAACCCTGAGTTCCAGTTCCAGCTAACTCATCAGTATTACCACCAATCTTTCCTCCTGTGATGTAAACATTATTTGCATTTGTTCCAATTACAATACCATGATTGCTTCCAGAACTACCTCTACTGTTTCCACCGACTGCTGGATTTACAATACTACAATTATTTGTAGGTCCATCTATTAATATTCCATGCCCAGAATTATCTCGAACATTTGGATTGGTAATATTAAGTGATGAATTTTGTGAACCACCAATATTGATACCATGACCATTATTTGTAGATGAGAAACAATTATCAATAGTCACAAAATTACCAGTTCCATTTATACTAAATCCGTCAGATGATGCTCTTTCCGCTTCAGAGTTTTGGAAGTAGAAGAAATTACCATCCCAAGTGCTATCTGAGTAGAATGATCTTCTCAATCTTATTGCAGATGTGTTTGTAACATAAACTGTTGATACTGTATTGTATATTGCAATTCCATCAATAGCGTTATTAAGTGCAGAACCATCAGGTGAACCATCAAGTACACAATCTTGAATACGAATTTGATCAATGACCTCACTTCCATTTTCATCTAGTTTAATACAAGCACCATTACCCTCGTTCGATGGTACATTTCTAAATCTACATCCTCTAATTATTGAGTCACTTAATCCCTTGAAGTGGATACAGTTAGCAATACCGTGGAATACACAATTTTCAATCAAATATCCCTGACAACCTGCATTTGCTTCAACATAAATTGCACCGTTACCACCACTTATACCACTGTTTCCACCTGAACCATTTGCTGCTCCACCCTTAAATGTAATTCCTACAAAATGAATCGCACGAGAGTTTGTTATATTAAAGAACTCATCATCAGCGTCTCTTCTTAGAACAGTTCCACCTGTATCAGAACCACCACCATAATTTTGATGACCAGAACCAACAAAACGAAGTGAATTTTCATTTGCTGCTTGTGTTAATTCAATCGCAGCATTTAGATAGAACATTCCACCAGGGAAGAATATAGTTCCACCATTTGCTCCTAGTGCAGCAATTGCATTATTGATTGCAGTTACATTAGTACCATCTGTCGCACTTGCATCAAGACCATAATCAGCAGCATTTACAAATCCTGCACCTAATCTACTATCCCAACTTAAATTTCCAGATCCATCAGTTTTAAGGAATTGTCCACTAACAATATTATTCGGGAATGTTAATGTATAACTTGCACCAGCACTATGAGGTGGTGATTTTAATTTAATACCATGACTTTGTGCTGAACAGTTGAGTTGTAATGTACCATCATTTCCTCCAGCTCCTCTAACTTCAACAACACCAGATCCATTTGGAGTTAGTTTTATATTACCATTTGATGTGCTTGTATTAATTTCCCTTGCTTGTACATCAAGATTACCACCAAGTTGTGGGGATGTGTCTTCTACAACATTATTAATTCCACTTCCACCACCACTTGCGTTGATAGTAACACTATCACTTCCAGCATCTGTTGTAATTGTTACATTAGATCCAGCAACTAATGTTAATGTATCAGTTGTAGAATCTGCAGCTACGTTTGACTGACCTGATACTGCAATAGTAGAGAAGGCATTTTGGTTAACATCACCTCCACCGCCACTACCAAGTGAAGACCATGAGGTGCTTGAGGCATCATATACCTGAATAGTATTAGTGCTTGTATTATAAATTAATGATCCTGATAATAAGGTTGCTGAATTTGTATGAGCATCACGAAGTAGATCTCTTTGACTTGTGTTTACTCTTGGAGGTATCATGTAAGCAAGTTGTGATCTATTAAATGGTAATCCAGTCTCACCCTCATTTGTTATATTGACTGCATCAGAAAAATCAACCGCTGATCTAGTTGTATCACCAACTGATACAGCTTTTTTAAGTCTTACATTTCCTAAAATCTCAACAACTACATTAGTTTCAGATATCCTGTCAGTTTTTATACCAATTTGACTATCATTGTTTATAAAAATTCTATTATCTAAACTTGATCCAATATTTACTTTGTTACCTGAATCTGTTACACCTATCCCAAGTCCTTGATTTACAAAGAGATTTCTTATTGTAGATAATCCCGCTGTTGAATTAACGTTTCCTGTTACGTTTCCAGTAAGATTACCTGTGACATTACCAACAACGTTAGAATTTAACGGAACACCCAAAGTTAAAGTATTAGTTATCTCAACAGCACCACTAAACTTTGCACCACCATCAACTTCTAATCTAGTGGTAGGTGTTGTAACACCAATGCCAAGTGATCCACCAATCCCCGTAAGAGTCATTAATGTTGCAGAATTAAATCCTTTATGCCAGTGGAAGTCTCCATCTACAGCACCAGGATTATTAGCACTTAAGAAATAATTAAAGTTATCAGTTCCATAATTGATTATATCAAGTGACTGTGCTGAACTATATGGTGAACCTGTAGATACCAAACCGTATCTAAATTCAGCATTATTTGTATTTGCAGTCGCTGGTTCTCTACCAACTGTGATTCCTGCGGATCCTGTATCACTTGTAACTTGAATCTCGGTGTCACCATTCTGTCTTACATGAATGAAGTTTGCAGGATTATCAGTACCAACACCAATTAATTGGGATTCAAGTCGTGATGATGCCTTAATTGCACCTGTTGATTCAATAAATGGTGATGTAATCTGACCAGTTACTGATAAATCATCATCTATTGTTGTTGTGCCACCAGCAGAGTCGATTGTCAAATTGCCAGTAGATGTATCAATCTCGTTGTCATTTGTAACACCTATCTGAACATTATCAATATTAGCTCCTCCATCAGCGTTAATCGCACCTGCAAAAGTCGTGACACCAGAGATACTAACATTATCTAAATTAGTATGACCATCAACATCTAAATCCCCATTCGCATCTATTGCACCAGTAAATACTGTTCCACTTGCAAAAGTTGTTACACCAGCAACACTCACATTATCTAAATTTGTATGTCCATCAACATCTAAATCATTACCAAGTGCGACATTACCACTAGTATCTTTATTAACTAATTCAATCCATGCTCCTCCATGAGCATAGTATCCTTTACCAGTAGAATGAACATGAGCAAACGCTCCATGATATGTAACAGGTGATGGCAAATCACTAAAATTAGAATAGAAGAAAGGAATAACATTACTTACTGCTGCACCTACAACACGACCTGTAGCGTTGATACCAGCAAACGTAGAAATACCAGCAGAATTTACTAGACCAGTAAGATTACCTGTGACATTACCAGTAATATTTCCTGTTATGTCTCCCGTTACATCTCCCGTCACATCTCCTGTCACAGCACCTACAAGTGATGATGCAGTGATTGTGCCAGATGCTCTAATATTACCAGCAGATGCAATACCAACACCTATCCCTGAAGAGAAAGGATCATTACCAACTTGAAGAGTAGATTGAGGATTTGTAGTTGCAATACCAACTGTGCCTCCTGTGTTGTAAATACTACTTACACCAAATCCTGCATTTGTGTCTTGCCACTGTGAAGTTGGCATACCTTGTAAGAATCTCGCATCACCATAATAAGTTACTATTCCAGAACCACTATTTGATGTGACAACACCACTCACAACACTAACACCTGCTCCAATAATAGTAGTAGGTTCAAGTGATGTTACAGTGAGAACACCTGTTTGTGAGAATACAGAACTCGTTACACCAGATATAATTACATTTCCGATAACGTCAAGTGCTTCAGTAGGGACGGTCTTACCTATTGCCACCAATCCAGTCGAAGTCACCAACAGGTTATCTTCATCTACCTGAACACCATTCCTAAAATTGAAACTCTTTTTAATATTCGCCATCAGTATTTTTTTTAGTTATTTATGAACCCTCAAGTGCAGTAACTTTGGCAGATAGTTCTTTTATAGCTTCAATAAGTATTGGAACTAATCTTTCATAACGAACTGCCAATGTTCCATCATCTCTTGTGGTTGTAATACCTGGTAAACCAAGTGCTTCAACCTCTTGTGCAATAACACCAACATCTTCTGCACCTATTTCAGGTCCGATTTCTTTCTTGGATGGGTCTTTCCAAGTAAATGTGTTGCCACTAATTGCATTTACTTTATCAAGTGCATTAGGTATGATAGTAATATTATCCTTCAAGTTTCTGTCAGATGATGCAAAAGCAATTAGATCATGCCCAATGACTGCTAAATCACCATTTTTTATTTCAGTTCTTGAATTATTACTCTCAATTCTAGGTTGACCTGCATGCAATAATGTAAATCTTCCAGCACCACCGTTACTATCTTTCTCAAATTTTGCAATTTCATGATCATTACTATCATTTGTTCTAATTAACACTCCATCACCATTTTGTGTTCCACCCTTAATTGTTAAATCACCTTTACTATTAGTAATTCCTCCATTAGTATCATCATGAAGCATTACCATGTCACCATCAGTTCCAAATATTATTCGCTTATTATCATTTAATTTAATTTCTAAATTTGTACCAGTTAATTGCGGGTTAATAAACTGTAAGTTAGCTGATGATGTAGTGGTAGCAGCAGTGCTATTGAATGGAATACGTTGTCCAGGAATATCGATGTTTTCTGCAAGTAAAGCAGTTCCTGTCAAGTCACCAGTTACATTACCAGTTACATTACCAGTTAAAGCACCAACAATGTTTGTGGCTTTAAGTGTATTAGAGGAAGAAACAAATGTTAGATCACCATCAGTCGTTCCCTTTGTCATTGTTCCTGATGTTTGGTGGGTCAAAACAACTCTCTGTTCGTCACCATCCGTTCCCGATGATGATAATGTTGCACCAGTATTCGTTAATCCTGCACCATCACCAAAGAAAGCAGTTGCAGTAACATTATTAAATCCAGAAAGATCAGTTGCCCCATCACCAATAACATTGCCATTAACTGTTAGATTACCTTCAATAATAGTATTACCATTATCAGTATCAACTGTAAATTTATCAGTGCCACTAGCATTTTGTATGGCAAACTCTGAGTTATCTGCCTTTATTTTGACATCATTTCTAATCTCTGTCACACCACCAATCGTGACATTACCCTTCAATGAAGTTGCATCAACTACAACTAAATCATCATTCATTACCACATCCTGATTGAATGTGACAGGACCATCAAACTGAGATAAGATTGTCTTTGATTGACCACCCTCTACGAGTAATCTTTCTTTAACAATAACTTCATCAGCAACAATACTTAAACGATTTGGATCCTCACCAGTAATCGTAGGAATCGGAATATCAAATGTAGTTTGCTGTCCACTTGCAGATGCAATCTTGGTGTTTCCAATATAGAAGTCACCTTTGTCATTCATACCAGTGTAAACAACGTTACCACAAGATGTCTCTTGTGCTTGTGATAAGAACTCTTCTCTCTCTGATAATGTTCTATTTTGTAATTGTGGAAGTGCAGTTGAATAGTTACCTGGTCCATAACCTACATACTCAAATGTATGACCCGATGCTCTTAATATAGATGGTCTTCTTAACTCTATCGCAAGTGGTTTTATTTTCTTAATAAGTGAGTTTACAGGGTGAGTAACTGTAATTGTTCCTAAAGCACCCCTTATTACAGTGATTTTACCAGATGATAAGGAGTTCTTTGAGACACGCATGATCTCATTATCAATCTGAATGTAAGAACCAAGTGGGAATCTACCTAGTATTTGACCCACTGTTGTGCTGCCATCAAATAATGATACACTAAATGAGGATTTATTTGAGGTTACTTCTTCTGTTGCTATTAATGTATCATGATCAAAGACAGATAATCCTCTTGCACCAATGTTCTCCCCTCCCGCACCAGACAATGCATTGTTTGCGGATAAACCATGCTTAAGAATAAATGCAGGTGATGTCAATGCAGAAGTTGTAGTCGCAGTAAATATTTTTTCAGTTGAAACAGATTTAACAATAAAATCTCCAAGATTTGCATCACTACTATTCAAGACTCGGAATGAATTACCAACAACTAAACCATGTGCCTTTGTCGTTGTAAATGTTGTAACTCCTCCAGTAAATGATGGTGTTCCTGAGATAGAACCAACAGGTCCTAAATCAACGACTTGCTGACCCTCTAAAATTTTGTCACCAGCAGTTTTCTTAACCTTGATTTGCTTTGTATTGTCGATTGAATGAATACGATAGTATGCATCAGTTCCAGTTGTAATACCAGTAACCTGAACATAATGATCTGTTGCTACGGATATATCAGCAGTGTTAATCGTAATATTCGCACTTGGTGAACCTGCAATACCACCTGTTGCTACATCAGAACTGTCAAAATATAATTGATCTCCATTTGAGTATGCTGAACCACCTTGATTAATCTTAAAACCAGTAAGGGTAACTGCATTACCACTTACAGTTAAGTCAGCAGTCGCACCCTTCCAAGTTGCAGTCGCTGGTTGATTAGAATCACTAAACAGTTTGATGTTAAAGTATGTGCCATTTGTATGACCACTACCACCAGTAAGTGTGCCAGTGAAATTCTTTAGAGCATTGTAACTATGCTCCTCATTGAATATGAGAGTTGCAGTTGTGGTATTATCTGTAACTGTAGAAACAGTGTCAGTAATATCAAATGTCTGTAAGAAATTGTTTACAGTTTCTCTTGTAATACTTTTCTTAAGATCATTAGTCACCACATCACCAATCGGTGAGTTCTTCGCATGAGATGTTGCTTCAGGTGGATTATCATCAACATTGTCACGATCATACTCTGGATATAGATTAACAATATTTTGATTGAATTTATCTTCACTAAACTCACCAGATGAATCTGTCATCTGATTGTTTGAATTCAATACAAATAAATGATAGATACCATCTTGTACACCTTGAATATAAGGACTTACAACTTCAGTTCGATATACAAAAAGATTTGCTTTGTTATCATTACGGTCAAATCTAGGTAATTGATTATTTCTTGTATGTGTCGTATTTACAAAAGTACCAGGTGAATGTGGAACACCATCTGTATCAATATTAGAATACTTAAACTCTCTACGATTTACAACATCGGTAACTAAAAATGTTCCATTGTAACCTTTATTATCAACACCATTTGGATTATTAGAACATTTTATATTTCTAATAACAACCTGATCACCAACATTTACATTGTGAACTTTATCAGAACGAAGAGTGACTCTAGCGGGAGGACCACTGGTAAAACTTGCCTGTGCTATAAATCTAGTGTTTCTATCAAAATCATAGTTTGATGTATTAATCTCACTCTTTGTAAATTCAGCATCTGAAACCACGTTGGTAGAACTTGAATCCTGTAAGATAAATCCATCTGTTGGATCTTTCGCATTAACAAGTTCTTTAGGTACAAGGTATCTTAATTTGTATATCTTCTCATCTAATCCACGATTATCATCTCTCCTGTTAATATACGAAATATCTAAGTTGTCAATTGTTCCAGCAGCGATTGCAGGAATAATTGTATTTCCAGCAGCAAGAGTTTGTAAGAACCAATTATTGTTTGTGTCATCGTATTGAAGTGGGTGACCAGGATCATTAGGTGCTTTATCAGATACCCTACTTACAATATTAAACTTGTCTAAAGGCGATGCGATTGTGTTAATTGGAACTGGAGTATCTAAACTTGCATTAGTTTTAGATGATGCAACTTTGATTTCATTCGCTGCTAGACTAGAATCACCAGCAGTGGTAATTGCAAAATAAACTGTATTAGGATCAATATTCTCTGGTAATTTACCATTATCTGCAAATATTCTAATAGATTCACCGTTTGATAAACTGTGTGCACCGACTGTTGAGAATATATTTTTTCTAGAAGCATTTACATCTGAATGAGTTGCCTCAAATTTTTTCTCTGATGTCTCTGTTGCAACACCACTAGGTTGTTGCATAACAACGGTTGCTGTGTATGTTGTACCACCTTTATCAATATTAATAGTTTCTCCAACTTTTGCACCAATTCTAAAACCCTGAACTATATTTAATGGTGGTTCTGTGATACTTTCTTGACCCTCAAGATATAATTTTATTAGATTAGTCGGGTAATTTAAGAATCCTCCCGCATGTCTTAATTGTAGATAATCAATTTTTCTATCTACAGTATTAACTGAACGTGGAGTAATGATAGAGGTGATAAAACCTTTATCATCTTTGTCAAATGCATCTTTCTTGAATCCTTCAGCAGCAAGAGCGAATGTACCGAAGTTGGAGTTAGAGTTAGTGATTGATGCGTCAGCACCATTTATCATATTAAAATGACTATGGAATCCAATTGCAAACACTGACACAATCTGGACAACTGAATCATTACTGACTTTAATATGACTTGTTCTCCAACCCTTCCTATAATTTGCTTCTTGATCTAAATGGTATACAGTTGTTGCATTTGTTGACGATGCCTCTGCTGACAATCTCTCACCAGTTTGTTTAGAAAATATTATTCCTTCGTATCTACGACTATTTTGATTATACTTAACAAATGCTCTGTCATCCTTCTGTAAAGATACAGCAGTAAACTGGGCAACGACCATTGATCTGAATCCAGTTGCCTTCTTTCCATCTGCATGCATACCCTGCATACCAAATACTGAACGTAGCGATATATTAAAGATATAAGGTGACGCACCTGTTACTGTGTCAGTTTCAACTAATACTTGTGCACCTGCTGCACTTAATCCACCTGCAACTCCAGCAGGTAAATTAGCTTGAACGATAGGTAATAGATATGTAAATGATGTGTCATTTATAACAGCTGCTACCTTTGTTGAAATATTATAGTCTGGTGAATTTACACCACGAACTTTAATTGGTGTTCCTCCAGATAAATTATGTGGTATAGCTGTGACTACTGTAACGACTGGACCAGGCACAGCACCATCACCAGATTCAATTGATGTAATATTAATAGGATCGGTTGCAAAAGCTCCTACAATCTCAAACTCTGGTTTTTGAGGTGCAAAACCTTTGGGTGCTGCTGGATATTTTTGTGTTATTTCCCTGTTAGCTGCTGCCTTGTTATATGCATTTGATAATTTACTATAGTAAATATCTAAATCTGTCAGATCACTAAATTGATCAAGTCTTGTTATACCATCTGCATATTCAAAACAAGTTAGTTTGTGGTGTGAGAATATTGGTTTACTACGATTATCAGATGAAAAGTCAGTGGGATCTGTATATACTGTTGTAAATTCATCCCCATCAAACATTGTGAACTGCCAGAAATAACATGCACCAGTTATTCTGAATATTGCAGATTGTTTTACGTTATCATCTGTGGGATTAGGAACATACTTTGGTCTAATTTTTGTTTTTCTTAGATCAAGTCCAACAATAGATGTTCCTCTAGGTACAACAACACCACCATTTACACTGTTAAATTTGTAAAGTATATTATCTTCTTGTGTTAAATCAAAATTAGAGTCCAATGTAAGTGATAGTGTTTCTAATGCTCCAGTTGATGCACCACCAGGACTCACTGCCTTTGCTTGTCCACCTTCAGATTTGATACCAAAACCAGGTCTATTATCTACAATATGTTCGCCAGGAAATAGTAATATAGTTGTTCTCTCAACAAAATCATTATCTTCACCTTTCAGGTAAGAAAATCTAGCAGCTTCAATGAGTGCTCTCTGAATTGTCTTGAAGGGTTTAGTTAATGAATTGCCTTGATTTTCTATTCCATCTGTCGAATCAAGATCATTTGGATTTACATAAAGAATGCGACCCTCTGCATTCTTAATGAAATTCTCTAGCTTATTAAGAGGCATCTTTTTTATCTACTATAATTTGATGGCAAGACCATACAATACTAGGTCTATTTAGCTTTCTAGTTGATTACTTATCTTTCTGAGTTGCTAATTCTTTGTAAGTTATATCTTCTGGTGGTAATAATTGATCGCATACTCTCAACACCCTCATAAACTCCTCTGGTGTCTCACATTTTATCTTTCTGTTATCACCATTCTCACTTAGAAGGGAAAATGTACGAGAGCATAAATCAATCTCTACAGTTAATACAAAGTCGTCCATGTCTGTATATGAATAACCTATTATATCATATGTATGCAATTGGTCAAGTTTGCTCTACATAATACCATGTAACTGCCACTCTCTTGACTCCATCTTCAACTGGTTCCCCTGCATGAGGGTAACACCAATTAGATGGAAAAATCAATGCATATCCTGATTTTGGTTTATATGTAGCGTGTGGGAAGGCAGTTCCACCACCCTTAAAATCTTCGGTTAAGTATGTTATAACAGATATTTTACGATGATACTCCTCTTGTTCTCTTCTCTGTGCTGCATCGTGATGAAATTTATATTCTTGTGTCTTTTCATATTGTAATATTTGTATACCTTCTCTCCATGACCTTGTTCTTTCACCACCAGGTATAGGATAGTAAGAAAAATTATAATGTATTTTCTCTACTCTACGTTTATATTCATCTAATCCCTTATTTATCTTTGCATGAAATTTTTGTGTGATTTCATGATTATCATCTAATGAAGTGCCAGTGCTAGTTCTAATCGAATCAACTATAGAAGTATCACCTTTATCACTAAAAACTGAATTACGATTAAAGTTCAACGAATCAATATGTTTATTTAATTCATCAACTTCATCAGGTTCAATTAATTTAATAATTTGTATTAATTCATTCATAAAACTATTTTAGTATAGTTTTTCACTATTGTCAATCAAGTTTTAATTATAAACGTCAATGCATAATAAGGAGGTCTGTTTTCATGTCCTTGTCCTCCACCATCATTATTCGTATTTGGAGCAGCAGGACCTGTAACTCCACTTAAATCATGAGTGTGTGTTGCATCTATAGTTAATTGACCAGTTGGACTACTATCAACACGAGATGGTGTGTAGTAGTTACTATATCCACCATTACGTCCAAAAATACCTGATGCACTACCAGCACTTCCCCATGTTTCAGCAATGTATGTAGCAGTACCTGTCAGTGTTGTGTTTGGATTTCCTGTAACTTTTCCTGAAAGTGAGTGGTCATGGTTATTTGTACTATGACTGTGAGAAGGCATAGTCGATACGGTCAATGTAACAGAATTTGCACCACCTGTCATTCCAACTGAGTATCCACTACCAGCACCAACAACGAAACGACTTCTTAAATCAGGAACAGTGCTACCGACAATCGCTGCTAAAGCAGCATATCCACTTGTTGATTGACCATCACATAGTAACCAACCAGTAGGAGCAGATGATGAACCATACATTACAATCGTACCAGTCGGCACTCCTTGAACACTTGATCCTGTATCAGTATTTGTTAATGTAATTTTATCTCCACTTTTCGCAATACTTAATCCAGCACCAACCTCTAATATTATATCATCAGTTGAACTTGGATTTGATCCTGTTAATCTTATATTCTCTTGGTTTGATGCAGCTCCACTCGCTACTGATAATCCATAAGTTGTATTATCATTTGTATTAACACTTGATATGTTAATTGTTAGATCAGATAGACTACCAGTTCTACCAACAGTAAGTGTACCACCACTAAATGAAAGACTGTCAACATAGTTATCAACAGAACCACCAACGTTTGAGGCATCAGTCCATGACCAACCTGCTCCAGAACCACCAGATACTAATACTTGCCCATTGTTACCTACACTACCACTGTTGAATGTTTTTAATTGATGTACTTGTGTAATGTATGAGTAAAGTAGATTACCAGATGGATTGTATGCTAACCTATTAGCCTGATTTTCAGTCTTTAAAGTTTTTAGTGTATTATCAGTGGTAGAATCCACATACACAATTGGATGCACAGCATCACCACTATCTTGTCTTGTGAGAACTGTATTTGATCCACCAACAGCAGCACCACCAAATGTTATCTTACCATCATTAGTCCTATTAACAGTAATACCGTCAGAACCCGCTAATTCAACTGTATCTGCGTTTGATCCTCCTGTAGTCTGCAGAGTTAATAAGGGATTTTGATTTGATCCAGAATTTTGTAATGACTTTAGTAAGTATTCAGTATTGTTGTCTGATGTCATATCATCAACAACAAAGTTTAATTTACCTGCAGCATCATTATAAGAAACGTTGACACGAGTTTCAGTATTACCAGAAACCATACCACCAACTATATCCTGAACTTCCTCTGTAGTTAAAGAAGGAGTACCCGAACCAGTATCAGTATTGGTAAATGTAATCTTATCTCCAGTTCTCGCTATGCTTAATCCCGTTCCTGCTTCAAGCACAACATCATCCGTTGTGGATGGATTCGTTCCTGTCAATACTATCTTCTCTTCATCACTATTATCACCATCTGCAGCAGAGATACCATAAGTTGTATTATTATCAGATGTCATATCATCAACAACTAAATCAATAGTTCCATCTGAATCTTCATAAGTTGCCGATATTCTTGTCTCTGTATTGTTAGAGAACATATTACCAACAATATCCTGAACTTGCTCTGTGGTTAATTGTGTATTGATTACAGTATTAGTATATGTAATCTTATCTCCAGTTCTCGCAATACTTAATCCTGTTCCTGCCTCAAAGACTACCTCATCAGAACTTGACGGACCTGTTAAAACTAATTTTTCTTCATCTGTATTATCACCATCTTGAATTTCAATCTCAAATACATTTATTTCTCCCTTCTGCCCCTTATCTCCTGTTCTTGCAAATGTTAAAACTAAATCATCATTGTTTGCAAAATTACCACTACCAGCAACATCGCCCGTCACATGTGTTACATTTATTTTATGATAACCAGTTGCTTCAACACTTGATCCAGTGATTGAGTATAATACAAATTTATTTCCATTAAATTTATCTGTGATTCTTAAATGACCTCTGACTGTACTATTAGAGTCATCAATAGTTCGGAGAAAAGTTTCAATATTTGTATTTGTAGATCCACCTTCAACATCATCAATGTATATTTGAGTTGTGCTAGACACACTCGAATTATTCATTATGATCTTACCATTGCCAGGATCAGTGTCAGTTATGGTTGTACCGTTGAACTGATATTCAAAACTTACACCACCTAAACCTTGAGGTCCAACCTCACCCTTTGCACCTTTATCTCCTGTTCTTATAAAGTTTATTACACATGTTTCAAGGTCTGACGGTATGGTTCCAGTGCCATTCTGCACAGTAATTGAAAACCAACCTGAATTATTTGATACACCAGTAACTTGAAATATTGATAATGTGGTATCACTATTATCATTTGACTTTATTTCTAATACTCCGTCAATTTCACTATTAGAATCATTCCATGTATCAAGAAAATTTGATACACTATTACTATTTTTATCTGCAATATCAATCGCTATAGTTGTTATTGATGAAAATGTCGTACTGTTATATCTAAACTTACCAATGCCTGGATCAACCATTGATGTGGCATTAGAAAATTGATAAACTAAACCTGCCTTTTCTCCTTGTGTACCCTTATCACCTATCTCACCTTTCTGCCCTTTCTCTCCCTTGATACCTTTATCACCCTTCTGACCTTTTTCTCCCTTTTCACCTTTGTCACCAGGATTTCCATCTTGTCCTGTATCCCCCTTTTCACCCTCTGCACCTTTATCACCTGGTTCTCCTTTTGCACCAGGATCAGGTATTCTTGTCCATGCATATCCATTATACTTCCAAGAAGCACCTCCGACTGAGTGAACATCACCACTATTTGGATTATTTGGAAAATCTATTGCCATGTTCTTATTTATTCTGGATCAATACCATCGACAATTTCAATTGGAGGATTGAATATAGAAAAATCAAAATCATTTTTAACAA